TTAATAAAACTCTATACCCGTAATCTTCAATGAGTTCTGGCGCTTCCCTTTAATTCCTTTTACATATTCAAAATGAATGTTTTTGATTGCCATCTTTATGAATTCAGTTTTTAACTCATCTTCCATTAATTCCCAGCCGTTTAGCAATGAATACTTGAAATTTTTAATCTTCTCATAGTTAAAAGTCTTACCCTTATCATTATCCTTGCGCTTTTCATACTCATGTATTTCTTTGTCAATACGACTTATTATTGGAAAAGCTTCATCCTTATCCATCATACCTTCTATAAAAAGTGTTTGACATCTAGCGCGTTCTTTTCGCAACTTTTCAATATCGATGCCGACATCTTCTATTTCTTTAGGTTGGTTTTCGATTTTATATGATGTTAAATCAAATTGTTTTAGATAATTGTAAAATTGTTTTAAAACCTCGCCTTCGTCGATGTTACATGCATTTTTATTTTTAGTATTTTTGCAGTTAGAACAAAAGTATAGTTTAGAATACCAAACTTCTTTATTTTTAGGCGTATGCTTGACTGTGTTTAAAGTCAATTTCTGGTTACAGTTTGGACATAATAGTTTACTTCTGAAAATAGCGTTATGTTTTACGATTGTAGAGTTAGTTTTTTCACTTATCCTTAATTTTATTTCTTCGTATTCTTCTTCACTTATAATAGCTTCGTGGGTGTTTTCGACGAATATGTCACCGAAAACAAGATGACCTCTAGCTACCGGACTCGTTAGAGCATTGCCTATAACTGATCTGTGCCAGTTTTTACCTAAGGGTGCTTTGTATTTAGAGTTGTTCAATTTTATAGTTATTTCTCTTAAACTAGTACCTTTTTTCGCTTCTTCTACTGCAAATCGTAATACTTTTTTATATTCATTAGGCACAAATTTATCATTTACTCTGTCGTAATAGAAAGGAGGGACAGTTTTAGCTAACCCTTTTCTAGCTGATGCGCGTCGACCCATTGCAGTACGCTCTTGAATTGTAGTACGCTCCCACTCTGCCATAGCACCTACTAATGTTACGAACAAACGTCCCATAGCAGAAGTTGTGTCATATACTTCTGTTGCGCTCCTAAACAACACGTTTTTATTCTCAAACAATTCTAGTATCTCTAGTAAGTCTTTAACACTTCGAGTTAATCGATCTAGTTTATAGACTAAAACCAAATCAAAATTATCTATTTCATTCAACATTTCTTGTAAAGCGGGTCTGTCTTTTTTAGCTCCGGAGTATCCAGCGTCAGTATATACTTTATGAATTTTCCAGTCGTTTATGTCGCTGTAAGCTCTTAATTTTCTTTCTTGTTCTTCGATAGAGTGTCCTTTTTCTTTTTGTTCAAGTGTACTCACTCTAGTATAAATTGCTACTTTCATGTGCTCCCTCCTCAAAATTGGCAAAAAATAATAAGGGTAGGCGGGCTACCCGTGATTTTAGTACTAGGTACTAAATGTGATATAATAAAATAAAAAGTAGGTGATGAAATGTGTGTAAAATTTACTGACGCAGAAATAGCTTATATAAAAGAATCAGTTGAAAATTATAGTAGTGAATTTGATATTTATGACGATGAACAAGAACTTAAATTAAAAATTTATGAACAAATTATGTTAAAAATCAAATCTGAATACAAGGATACCTATTTATTCCGTCTTATTAATTGATTTGGTATATTCTCTTAATATTTTTTCGTTTTCATCAACAATGTCTTTTAGTGTGTTTAAAAGAAAGTCACAATCACCTTTGGCTACTGCACCAGCTTGTGAATGGTTGATTATGTTTCTCATACTATACGCAATTTCTACCCGTTTTTTGGTTCTATAATTTACTTTACCTTCTTTAGTTAATTCTCCTAATAATTTTGTGTACATAGTTGAATCGGTGTCTTTATGTTTGATTTTATTAACTTTTTTTAATTTGATTAAAAACGTTTCTATAGCAACAGCAAAGGTTGCTGCAGCTGGCAAATACAATTCCCTTTTATAAGCTTGTAATCCTTGTTCTATTTGATAAGAAAAAGTTATATCATCAACAATCTCTTTCATACTATTTAAATCTAAGTGGTTGAACGGTTGTATTTCATCATGTGCTTTGTTTATCAATCTTTCTTTCGACTTCGATATCAATGTATTGTAATGATCGTTAGCTAATCTTTTGCCATAATTAAAAAATAAATCTAAATTGTTTTGTAATATTACGGTCCCGATATATTTTCCGTAGTAAATAGATGTGTAATAAATGTAATTATTAAAATCTAATAATCCGGATTGTTCTTCTACATACTTTTTAGAATCATATATGTATGAAGTAAAGTGTTTAGACAAATATTTGATATCAATATTACGAAAATTATATATTTCTTTTAATTTACTGTCATTTGAGATAACGACGATGCAAGGTTCTTCAAAAAAAGATTGATTTAGATAAAATATCGAAATCTTGTAATCGTCTTTTCTCATGAATGGGAAAGCTTCTGGATTGCTACTAAACTGATAATTGTATCTGTTTTCAACTACATATTTGTAGCCTTCTAAAAATTTACGCAAGTATTCTTTTAAAGTTTTATTCTCTTCCATCCCTCATCCTCCTCACGCCACATAGGCGCTGTTAATCAATATGATGCAATTTAAAAACTCTCAACGGCTCAAATGTAATTGAGAATTCGCCGTAGTGAGTACCAATACCATATATCTTTTTATATTGTTCTATTGCTTCTAATATGTATTCTTCACTTAATTGTAGATACTCAGACAACTCATACAAGTTACGTACACCGTAATTGTGCGCTTCCACAATTTCGCGTAACGGGACTGCTGAGATAAAGCCGTGTCGTCTTGCGTAATTTTCGAACTTGCGATTGTTGAAATTCGAGTAATCGGCTATATCACCGTATGTAAGTTTATTATGCGCTAATTCTTCGAAGAGAATTCCTGCTTTTTCTCTATCTGATAAACCACGCTTTATCAAAATTAAATCTCCTAACCATACCCCGTCTAAATTATCTGGAAGCACATCAGCCTCTCTTATTTCAATATAATCATGTTGTATTAAAGTTTCTTCATATAATCCCATCTGATACATCCTTTACTTACGTTTACTTCTTATATAATCTGCATAATCTAAAACTCTTTGCCACTCGTCATCAGTTAATTCTCCTTCTAAATGAGCTGCACGATGTTGTACTTCATCATCGTTTTCTTCAACCCACCCCATTAAATACGCAGGATTAACATTTAATGCAGTAGCTATACTTTCTATAGTATCGTTTTTTAGATTTTTGATATTTCCGCTTTCATAACGTTGTACAGTAGCTTCAGTTTTACCAATTTTTCTTCCTAGTTCGGCCAAAGTCATACCTTGTTTTTCTCTTGATTGTTTCATTCTTTTTGAAAAGCACATCGTAATACAGCTCCTTTTACTTGATAGTTCTATTATAAGGAAAACTTTCGGCATTTGCAATATTTTTCTAAAAAACTTTCTTAAAATGCTTGACCTCTTTTGTAACATCATGATAAGATTACTTACGTAATGCGAAAGGTGGTGAAAAGAAATGCCTATAGATACTAAACTTTTGAAATCTAAAATGGCTTTGAAAGAACATAACATCAAAACCCTTTCTGAAGAAATTGGTGTCAATAGAGATACTTTATCTAACATGATACACGGGAGAACAAAACCATCCTACCCGGTAATAAATGGTATTTATTTTGCGTTAGAATTGACACCTCAAGAAGGAAGAGATATTTTTTTTAACGAAGACTTACGCAAAAAGAAAGTTTTAACTTAAGGATGAACAACAAATGGAACAAACAATCAAACAATTTTTAGAATTTAGAAAGCAATTCACACCCGCACAGTGGCACGAAATCAACAGAATTATTGACGGACAATTTAGTAAAAAAGCCGCCGAGCTACAACTCGACGACCAAGATGTTGAGGTTATTAAAAATATTATTACTCAACAAAAGATTATGAAGTAACAATTTGAATAAAAGTTATTCAAAAATCACGAAAGGAAGATACAAAATGATGCTGACCAACACACTACTAGCAATTCACTTTTTCATGAATTTAGCGATATTAATTATGCTCGTAAGAATCGGTAGAGATTAACTTATACTTTTTAAGTTTGTTTATTCGTTGATTAGAAACAATCTTTATAAACGCAGGTTCTAATTCGAATTTATATAAAAACTCTGATGACGAATTAGCTATCATAACTTCTGGTTTATCTAATTGTTTATCGATTGGAGCATGCAAATAACTTGGATTATATATACCGAGAGATGAATATTCATCAGATTCCAATACTACGTTAATAGGTGTTAAAACATTTTTGTTTTTATCTAAAAATATTAATTCTTCTAAAGTATGAGTTCTAGACGAGTCATTAGCGACGACAAAATTTAATTCTACAAAATTATTTTCATAGTAGAAATTAAGATCGCTAATAACAAAACTGAACTTATTTTGAGAACGAGTATAAAAAATTGAGTATGCAGATAGACCTAAAGCTAGAAAAGCTACAACGTTTGAAAACAAAGTAGATTGTATGAATTCCATAAGAATAACCACCTTAAATATTTGATAACAACATTATACACGAAAGGAGCATAAATATTATGCAAGCATTACAAACATTTAATTTTAAAGAGCTACCAGTAAGAACAGTGGAAATTGAAAACGAACCTTATTTTGTAGGAAAAGATATTGCTGAAATTTTAGGATATGCAAGGGCAGACAATGCCATCAGAAATCATGTTGATAGCGAGGACAAGCTGACGCACCAATTTAGTGCATCAGGTCAAAACAGAAATATGATCATTATCAATGAATCAGGATTATACAGTTTAATCTTTGACGCTTCTAAACAAAGTAAAAACGAAAAAATCAGAGAAACCGCTCGAAAATTCAAACGATGGGTAACTTCAGACGTCCTACCCGCTATTCGAAAACACGGTATCTACGCAACAGACAATGTAATTGAACAAACATTAAAAGATCCAGACTACATCATTACAGTGTTGACTGAGTATAAGAAAGAAAAAGAGCAAAACTTACTTTTACAACAAGAAATTGGAGAGCTAAAACCCAAAGCAGACTATGTAGATGAAATCTTAAAGTCAACTGGAACATTAGCTACAACTCAAATCGCGGCAGACTACGGTATATCAGCACAAAAGTTAAACAAACTACTACACGAAGCTAGACTACAACGAAAAGTAAATAAACAGTGGGTGCTTTACTCAGAACACATGGGCAAGAGTTACACAGATTCAGACACTATAACAATTGTGCGTTCTGATGGCAGAGAAGACACAGTTTTACAAACTAGATGGACACAAAAAGGCAGATTGAAAATACATGAAATCATGACTGAATTCGGTTATGAAGCTAATTTAGGGGGAGCGTAAATGACACCAGAACAAAAAGAAAAGCTAAACAATATAGTATTAACACTTTATGCAGTTAAAGAAAACAAAAGTCAAACATACACACACAAAGATACTCTTACTGTGACATATGCAGGCGAGATTGAGCACACTTACGAAGTCGACAGAGAGAAACACCTTGAATCAATGATTGAGTGGGCAATTGACCAAATCGAACAGCACTTTGATTTAGACGAAGAAGAATAACACACAATTGAACAAACAACTTAATAGGAGGAATTATCAATGAACACACTATATAAAACAACCCTCCTCATCACAATGGCAGTTGCGACTTGGAAGGTTTGGAAGATTGAGAAAAACACAAGATTTAAACTTAGAAATTTTGATTATCCAAAAATTAATAATGCTCAGAGCAAATCATTGTTGGATATTGCTAGTCACGATTTAAAAGATATTTAACTGTATTCAAAATTTTCATATCTTGTTGAGCTTTTAAGCTTTCGTATAAAGCTATTGAATAAATAATTTCGTAAGATACGTTTTCAGGAGCATCTTCTTTCAACTTATTTATTCTATCTCTAAAAAAGTCACTGTCACCACCGAATTCTTTTTCGGCTTGATTACTAAGTTCACCAAAGAAATTTTGAAAATCATTAAATTCCATACTTATCACCTCCTTTCACTAGGAGATAACTAAATTATACACGAAAGGAATGGTAGAAGTGCCACCACACATTCAACAAATGTTATACGAAATCCAGTTAAAAGCTGGTATACCTCAAAAATTAATGGAAATGCAAGGTTTGATAAACGATGAAACAACCAAAGAGGAGAAAAAAGAAAATGAGTAACATTTATAAAAGCTACCTATTAGCAGTATTATGCTTCACAGTCTTAGCGATTGTACTCATGCCGTTTCTATACTTCACTACAGCGTGGTCAATTGCGGGATTCGCAAGTATCGCAACATTCATATTTTATAAAGAATACTTTTATGAAGAATAAAAAAACTGCTACTTGCGCCAACAAGTAACAGTATCAAACAAAACACTTAAGAAAAAATTCATGTTCAATATAAAACGAAAAACGGAGGAAGTCAAGATGTATTACGAAATAGGCGAAATCATACGCAAAAATATTCATGTTAACGGATTCGATTTTAAGCTATTCATTTTAAAAGGTCATATGGGCATATCAATACAAGTTAAAGATATGAACAACGTACCAATTAAACATGCTTATGTCGTAGATGAGAATGACTTAGATATGGCATCAGACTTATTCAACCAAGCAATAGATGAATGGATTGAAGAGAACACAGACGAACAGGACAGACTAATTAACTTAGTCATGAAATGGTAGGAGGTCGCTATGAAGCAGACTGTAACTTACATCATCCGTCATAGGGATATGCCAATTTATATAACTAACAAACCAACTGATAACAATTCAGATGTTAGTTACTCCACAAATAGAAATAGAGCTAGGGAGTTTAACGGTATGGAAGAAGCGAGTATCAATATGGATTATCACAAAGCAATCAAGAAAACAGTGACAGAAACTATTGAGTACGAGGAGGTAGAACATGACTGAACAAACATTATTTGAACAGTTGAACAGTAAAAACGTGAATGATCATACAGAACAAAAAAATGGATTAACTTATCTAGCATGGTCATATGCACACCAAGAGCTGAAAAAGATTGACCCAAACTACACAGTAAAAGTACACGAGTTTCCACATCCAGATATTAACACAGAAAATTATTTTGTACCTTATTTGGCTACACCAGAAGGCTATTTTGTACAGGTATCTGTGACTGTGAAAGATAGTACAGAGACTGAGTGGCTTCCAGTATTGGACTTTAGAAATAAATCGCTTGCTAAAGGTAGTGCAACAACTTTCGATATTAACAAAGCGCAAAAACGATGTTTTGTTAAAGCTTCGGCTTTACACGGTTTAGGCTTATATATCTACAACGGCGAGGAACTACCAAGTGCAAGTGACAACGATATTACAGAATTAGAAGAGCGTATCAATCAGTTCGTGAACTTATCTCAAGAAAAAGGGCGAGATGCAACTATCGATAAAACGATGAGATGGCTAAAAATATCTAACATTAATAAATTAAGTCAAAAACAAATCGCAGAAGCACACCAAAAATTAGATGCGGGATTAAAACAATTGGATAGTGAGGAGAAACAATAATGTTAAACAGAGCAGTATTAGTAGGACGCTTAACAAAAGACCCAGAATTAAGAAGCGCGCCAAATGGCGTAAATGTAGGTACATTCACATTGGCAGTAAACAGAACATTCACGAATGCTCAAGGCGAGCGTGAAGCAGATTTTATAAACGTAGTAGTGTTCAAGAAACAAGCTGAAAATGTTAAAAACTACCTTTCTAAAGGGTCGCTGGCAGGTGTAGACGGGCGACTACAAACACGTAGCTACGAAAATAAAGTCGGGCAACGTGTATTTGTGACAGAAGTAGTAGCGGACAGTGTTCAATTCTTAGAACCGAAGAATAACAACCAACAACCAAACAACAATTATCATCAACAAAGACAAACTCAAACTGGTAATAATCCTTTTGATAATACCACTGCGATTACTGATGATGACTTACCGTTCTGATTGGAATGATTAAATGCCGAAAATTACTAGTTATATCACTCAAGACGACGGCACAACAACAGTTGTCATCTCGGATGTTGAATTAGGCAATAAAGAAACATTACTACTTGATAACGGGTTTGATGTAGAAGTAGATGTAAACGTTATAGATCCGTTTCAAATTACCGGCAAGCAACGTCGAAAAATATTCGCGCTTGTCAAAGACATAGAAGAACATACAGGTCAACCAATGGACTATATGAGACATATGTTCATCGAGTTTGTAAGAACGTACTACGGCTATGATGAACGTATTTCGCTAAGTAATTGTACGAGAACACAAGCAAGTCAAATCATTGAAGCAACGCTTGACTGGACGTTCTACAATGACATACCACTTAGCTACAAAACGAGTAATCTACTGAAACAAGATAAATCATTCTTATACTGGTCAACTGTTAACCGCAACTGTGTAATATGCGGAAAGCCTCACGCAGACTTAGCGCATTATGAAGCAGTTGGCAGAGGTATGAACAGAAACAAGATGAATCACTATGACAAACATGTATTAGCGTTATGTCGCGAACATCACAACGAGCAACATGCGATTGGTGTTAAGTCGTTTGATGATAAATATCACTTGCATGACTCGTGGATAAAAGTTGATAAGAGGCTCAACAAAATGTTGAAAGGAGAAAAGTGATTTGGATATAAATACATTTAAAAAAGAAGCAAATGTGATGAACTTTTTATTGAGTATGCACAGCAAAATTATTAATGAAGAAAATGAATCAACTATCAGCAGTGAAATTGAGAAAAAAATATTGGAAATACCACTGGCTGATAGTTGGACAGACTATTTACTGTTAAGTAACGAAGAAGTAAACCTTAAGTTAAAAAAGTTGATAATGTTGCATCGCCGAAATCTACAACTGGTAATTGACGAAAAGCATCAAGAAGAGCTTGAAAGAATTCGACCTTCTTTTGATCAAAACTTTGACCCCAATCCTGTGAAAAGATATTCACAAAATTAGAAAGTTTGTATGTGAAGGTTTCGTATGCGTAGTAGTCAGTCTTTACTTTAATCATTTTCAATTCTGTTACTAAAGCCTTATTTAGATAATTTAGACATTCTAAATGGGCATGATTAAATGTATTTTCAGTAAGCGTATACGCGATGTTTAAAGCAGATTTAGCAATCAAAAATAAATCAGATTCCCAAAAGAAGGGGTGAGTTTTATCTAAATGTAATTCCTGTTTTTCAGACATTGTTAATAAACGTTTGAAATTATTTTCCATATTTTCACCCCCAATCTAACGCAGTAGCGATAACAAAATTATACCAGAAAGGAGAATCAATATGACTGATCAACCAAGTTACTATTCAATAATTACGGCAAATGTCAGATACGATAACCGACTTACTGACAGCGAAAAGTTACTTTTTGCAGAAATAACGTCTTTAAGTAACAAGTACGGATACTGCACAGCAAGTAATGGTTACTTTGCAACTTTATACAACGTTGTTAAAGAAACTATATCTCGTAGAATTTCAAACCTTACCAAGTTTGGTTATTTAAAAATTGAAATTATCAAAGAAGGTAATGAAGTTAAACAAAGGAAGATGTACCCCTTGACGCAATCGTCAATACCTATTGACGCAAAAATCAATACCCCTATTGATAATTCTGTCAATACCCCTATTGACGCAAATGTCAAAGAGAATAATACAAGTATTAATATTACAAGATTAAATAATACAAGTATTAATAATAATAGCGCAACTGACGTTACGCATGAGCAATTTGAGGAATGGTGGAAACTTTACAACAAGAAGAAAGATAAGAAGATGTCTTTTACTAAATTCAAATCATGCTTAAAGAAACATTCTTTTGAGCAAATCATGCAAGGTACTCGAGAGTATTTAAAAACTATTACAGACAAGCAATATCAAAAGCACCCTAAAACGTTTTTAACTAACGAAAGCTATATGAATGATTATAGCGAAGAGATTAAAGCAGAAGTGAATAACCAATATGTCGATGCGTTCCAGCGTGCATCGCAATCAAGTATAGAAAATTTACCGTTTTAAAGGAGTGAGAAAGTGGAGTCATTCCAGAACTTAGCAAAGAAACCAACTTTAAAAAAACAAATCATTGAACAAGCGTTTGATTTGAAATGTGAGAACTGTGGACGTAAGTACGACTATTACAAATTCGATGACGGTTCAGAATTCAAACATGGTTGTGACTGCGAAATGATAGAGTACGCCAAACAATCAACTGAAAACTATCACAAGAGAAATAGACGAAGAAAAGCAGAACGCATATTCAAACAATCGATAATGAACGAAGATCTAACGAAAGCAACGTTTGATAATTACAATCCGACTAATGAACAACTAGTCTATGCGAAAAACTTATGCGAACGTTACGCAAACAATTTCACGTTAGACAATAAACAATCGCTACTAATTCAAGGCTCATTTGGTACAGGTAAATCACACTTATCAATGAGTATTGTTAAATCAGTTAAAGCTAAAGGCTACACAGTGCTATATATGAATGTACCTCAATTGATATCAACAATTAAAAACACTTATAACAACCAAACTGCTATGACCGAACAGGAATTGGCTCAAATTATAAGCGATGTCGATTTGATGGTATTCGATGATTACGGTATCAACATGAACGAATTCGCTACTAGTAAGATGTTTGAGCTTATCGAAAGTAGAATAGGCAAACACAATATCTTTACTACCAACTTAGACGAGAAAGAAATGACAAAAAACAAAGACTTACAACGTATATTCAGCAGAATCATGAGCAACACAACGCTTATCAAGATGGACGGTCAAGATTACAGGACTAGAGGTTTAAAACTATGATTACCAAAGAATTTTTAAAAACTAAACTTGAGTGTTCAGATGTGTACGCTCAGAAACTCATAGACGAGGCACAGGGAGACGAAAACAAGTTATATGACCTATTTATCCAAAAACTTGCAGAACGTCACACACGCCCCGCTATCGTCGAATATTAAGGAGTGTTAAAAATGCCGAAAGAAAAATATTACATATACCGAGAAGATGGCACAGAAGATATTAAGGTCATCAAGTATAAAGAGAATGAGAATGAAGTTTATTCGCTCACAGGAGCCCATTTCAGCGACGAAAAGAAAATTATGACTGATAGTGACCTAAAACGATTTAAAGGCGCTCACGGACTTCTATATGAGCAAGAACTAGGTTTACAAGCAACGATATTTGATATTTAGAGGTGGACGATGAGTAAATACAACGCTAAGAAAGTTGAGTACAAAGGAATTGTATTTGATAGCAAAGTAGAGTGTGAATATTACCAATATTTAGAAAGTAATATGAATGGCACTAACTATGATCGTATCGAAATACAACCGAAATTCGAACTACAACCTAAATTTGGGAAACAAAGACCGATTACGTATATAGCTGATTTCTCTTTGTGGAAGGATGGCAAACTGGTCGAAGTTTTAGATGTTAAAGGTAAGGCGACTGAAGTTGCCAACATCAAAGCGAAGATATTCAGATATCAGTATAGAGATGTGAATTTAACGTGGATATGTAAAGCACCTAAGTACACAGGCAAAACATGGATTACTTACGAGGAATTAATTAAAGCAAGACGAGAACGCAAAAGAGAAATGAAGTGATCTAATGCAACAACAAGCATATATAAACGCAACGATTGATATAAGAATACCTACAGAAGTTGAATATAAGCATTTTGGTGATGTGGATAACGAAAAAGATGCGCTGGCAGATTACTTATATAACAATCCTAACGAAATACTAGAGTATGACAATTTAAAAATTAGAAACGTAAATATAGAGGTGGAATAAATGGCAAGAATTACCAAAGAAACAAAAACTGTAAGCGACGGTTATTCAAGAGAAGACCGAGAAACGACATTGAACTATGATTACGAAAATCAAGAATGGATTGCTTACTCATCGGTACCGACACATATTACTAGAATGACAAAGTTGTACGGCGATGATGTAGAGGTATTGGAACGATTAGAATCTGGGACTGCGGTATTGGTTAGGGCGAAACTACCTAAAAGCGCAATAGGTTTTAGAAAATTAATGTCTGAAGAGCGACGACAAGAATTATCTGAGAGAGCAAAAAGAGCTTTTGGTCATTAGTGCTCGTGAATATAGGGCGAAAAACGACCAAAAAGACACACTAATACTTTTTAGGATAAATAACATCCGGAGAAAAAAACATGAGCTTTAAAAATTTTAACACAGGATAAATACAGAGGTGGAATAAATGAGTATCGTAAAGATTAACGGTAAACCATATAAATTTACCGAACATGAAAATGAATTGATAAAAAAGAATGGTTTAACTCCAGGAATGGTTGCAAAAAGAGTACGAGGTGGCTGGGCGTTGTTAGAAGCCTTACATGCACCTTATGGTATGCGCTTAGCTGAGTATAAAGAAATTGTGTTATCCAAAATCATGGAGCGAGAGAGCAAAGAACGTGAAATGGCTAGGCAACGACGTAAAGAGGCTGAGCTAAGAAGAAAGAAGCCACATTTGTTTAATGTGCCACAAGTGCATCCAAGAGGACGTTATGCGTGCTACCTGATGGAAAACGACATATTCGTGAAAGTTAAGAAGTAGATCATGACAGATAATGCACGCAAAGAATACTTAAGCCGATTTTTCAGCTCTAAGAGATATCTGTATCAGGATAACGAACGAGTGGCACATATCCATGTAGTGAACGGCACTTATTACTTTCATGGGCATATCGTGCCAGGTTGGCAAGGCGTGAAAAAGACATTTGATACAGCGGAAGAGCTTGAAACATATATAAAGCAACATGGTTTGGAATACGAGGAACAGAAGCAACTAACTTTATTTTAGAGGAGATGAAAATGATGAGAATTAAAACTGCAAGCATAGAGGTCGAAAAAGTGGAGGTAGTAGTATGATGCCGAAATATCGAGTGTGGGACGAATATACAGGAAGAATACACGATGTTGTAGGATTCGACTTCATTGAGACTGAAGTTCACTATGAAAACTACGCGGAAGCAGAAGCTTTAATACATGCAAGAGATTTTAAAGATGTAGAACTTATGCAAAGTACAGGACTTAAAGACAAAAACAACAACGAAATATATGCGGGAGATATAGTTGAGTTTGAAGATGAAATATTAGAGATGCCAGACGATGAATCTGTAATAGGAACAATTAATAGAGCAGTAATATCTATTGATGTTGTAAATGGTATTCAATTAAAAGATTTTATGTTTGAGGGCGCAGTCTCCGAAAATGATTACTTTGAGTATATAGACATAAAATCCTTTCTTAGATATGACTGTGAGGTTAAAGGCAACATATTTGAATCATCACATTTATTGGAGGTAACAGAATGAACTATGAAACAGGGTTCCAACTAGGTGTAATGGACGCTAGGTTGAAGAAGATGAGAAAACAACGTGATGCGTGCAAGAAGCAACGTGATGAGCTTATCGTGGATATAGCTAAGTTAAGAGAGCGTAACGAAGAGCTGGAGAACATGTGGCGCACAGTCAAAAATGAATTGCTTGGAAGATACGAACATTACTGTTTTAAAATTAGAGAACTACACCCTGAGAGCAAAGCGAACAGGATAGGAGCTCTCTATATAGGAGGTAAAGGCACTGCAGATATTATACTGTCGCGAATGGAAGAACTAGACGGAACAAATGAGTTTAACGAATTTTTAGATCGATTGGAGGATGACACTAATGAATAACCGCGAACAAATTGAACAATCAGTTATCAGTGCTAGCGCATATAACGGTAATGATACAGAGGGATTGCTAAAAGAGATTGAGGACGTATATAAGAAAGCGCAAGCGTTCGATGAAATACTTGAGGGAATGACAAATGCTATTCAACATTCAGTTAAAGAAGGTATTGAACTTGATGAAGCAGTCGGTATTATGGCAGGTCAGGTTGTCTATAAATATGAGGAGGAACAGGAAAATGAAGAAATTTAATGTTCAAATCACATATACCGGCATGATTGAAGAGACTATCGAGGCTGAAAGTTTAGAAGAAGCAGAATTTGAGGCGGATGTTACTGCGAGATTGGAAGCACCATTTGATTGTGATGAGTATGAAATTAATGTAGAGGAGGCACAGGAAAATGACTAACATATTAACAGCCGATCAGTTACAAGAGTTATTACAAATACAAAAGGAGTTCGACGATAGAATACCAACTAGAAATTTAAATGACACAGTAGCTAGTATGATTATTGAATTTGTAGAGTGGATTAACACACTTGAGTTTTTTAAAAATTGGAAGAAACAACCAGGTAAGCCACTAGATACACAATTAGATGAGATTGCTGATTACTTAGCTTTCAGTTTGCAATTAACTCTGACTATAGTTGATGAAGAAGATTTGGAAGAAACTACTGAGGTTATGGTTGATTTGATTGAAAATGAAGTTACTTTGCCTAAACTACATTCAGTTTATTTTGTTCATGTACTGCATACGCTAACAGAACAATTTGTAAAAGGTATTGATAATAGCATTGTACAAGTTTTAATAATGCCGTTTTTGTACGCCAATACTTACTATTCAATCGACCAACTCATTGAAGCATACAAAAAGAAAATGAAAAGGAACCACGAAAGACAAGATGGAACAGCAGACGCAGGAAAAGGATACGTGTAAAGACATCTTAGATCGAGTCAAGGAGGTTTTGGGGAAGTGACACAATACTTAGTCACAACATTCAAAGATTCAACAGGACGCAAGCATACACACATAACTCGAGCTAAGAGCAATCAAAGGTTTACAGTTGTTGAGGCAGAGAGTAAAGAAGATGCAAAAGAGAAGTACGAGGCACAAGTTAAAAGAGATGCAGTTATTAAATCAAGTAGATATAGGAGAGGGATAAACTAATGAAAGAACGACTAAAAGCATTTTTATATTTTTTAATGTCCATATTCCTTTTTCCTTTTACGTTTTTGTATTTGTTAGCTTACCATCACTTTGAAGACAAGCAACATTTTTTAACAACATGTATAGAGTATATAGAACTTGTTTATATACTATTTATGCATAGTATTTTAGGTAAAAAAGTAAACGAACCTTTTAACATCGACGAAATAGATTTTTGGTTGAGGTTTGGTTTCAAACTAAAAAGATATACGGGTTTAATTAAAGAAGAAATAAAACTACTACGTCAAGAAATACCAGTCTTACGTTATGACAAACCAGAAGTAACAAAAGACTATATAGAGTACATTAATATTAATTATACGGCAGACACATATTATTGCTTTTATAAAGATGGAACGTTTAGGTTCTATGATGATTATACTAACCAAAAACTAAAAGGAAATATTGATTCAGATTTTTTCAAAAAACTAGAATCATGGAAGCTCCTAGTAGAAAAAGGAAAGAGAATAAGTGATGATATTTAAAAAATTCGAGTTGGTTATTAGAAATAATAAAGAAGGTAGATAAAAAATGATTAAACAAATATTGAGACTATTATTCTTACTAGCGATGTATGAGCTAGGTAAGTATGTAACTGAGCAAGTATATATTATGATGACGGCTAATGATGATGTAGAGGCGCCGAGTGACTTCGCAAAGTTGAGTGATCAGTCAGATTTGATGAGGGCGGAGGTGACAGAGTAAATGATGTGGTTAGTCATAGCAATTATATTACTAGTCATCTTATTGTTTGGTGTGATGTTGCAAGCTGAACAGTTAAAAGGCGATGTGAAAGTTAAAGAGCGGGAGATAGAGATATTAAGAAGTAGATTGAGACATTTTGAAGATTAAAAATATTTGTATGGAGGGTATTCATGACTAAAAAGAAATATGGATTAAAATTATCAACAGTTCGAAAGTTAGAAGATGAGTTGTGTGATTATCCTAATTATCATAAGCAACTCGAAGATTTAAGAAGTGAAATAATGACACCATGGATTCCAACAGATACAAATATAGGCGGGGAGTTTGTACCGTCTAATACATCGAAAACAGAAATGGCAGTAACTAATTATCTTTGTAGTATACGAAGAGGTAAAATCCTTGAGTTTAAGAGTGCGATTGAACGTATAATCAACACATCAAGTAGGAAAGAACGCGAATTCATTCAAGAGTATTATTTTAACAAAAAGACTTTGATTGCGGTATGTTATGACATACACATTTCTGAAAGTACAGCGCATAGAATTAAGAAGAAGATAGTTTCTAAACTAGCCGAAGAATTAGGGGAATACTAAAATTGACAGTAAAATGACAGTTTTTGACACCTAAAACGAGATATTATGATATTGTAAGAATTATCTTAAGACGTGGGGTAATAGCCACATTAGATGTTCTCATCGATGTGATTGAGAAGTGACAAACATATAAAAATTGATATGTTACGCTATTAATCACTTACTACCTGCCTATATGGTGGGTAGTTTAATTCTTGCATTTTGAGTCATAACTATTTTCCTCCTTTCACATTTATTGAACGTAGCTCCTGCACAAGATGTAGGGGCATTTTTTTATATTTAAAATAACTAGAGTAATTAACGTAAAGGCGTGTGATACAGTGAAAACAATTGATTAAATTAACACCGAAGCAAGAAAAGTTTGTGCTAGGACTCATAGAGGGCAAGAGCCAACGGAAAGCATATATTGACGCAGGGTATTCGACTAAAGGTAAGAGTGGGGAATATCTAGATAAAGAAGCGAGTACACTTTTTAAAAATCGGAAGGTTTCCGGAAGGTACGAAAAATTGCGTCAAGAAGTAGCTGAACAATCAAAATGGACACGCCAAAAGGCCTTTGAAGAATATGAGTGGCTAAAGAATGTAGCTAAGAATGACATTGAAATAGAGGGAGTGAAGAAAGCGACAGCTGATGCATTCCTCGCTAGTTTAGATGGTATGAATAGAATGACGTTAGGTAACGAAGTTTTAGCTAACAAGAAAATAGAAACTGAAATTAAGATGCTTGAGAAGAAGATTGAACAAATAGATAAAGGTGACAGTGGAACAGAAGATAAAATCAAACAACTTCACGACGCAATAACGGAAGTGATCGTCAATGAATAAACTTAAATCTTTATATACGGACAAACAAATTGAAATATTGAAGCAAACGCAAAAACAAGATTGGTTTATGTTAATTAATCACGGAGCAAAGCGTACAGGTAAAACAATATTAAACAATGACTTATTTTTACGTGAGTTAATGCGTGTGCGAAAGATAGCAGACGAAGAAGGAATTGAGACACCTCAATATATACTTGCTGGTGCAACATTAGGTACGATTCAAAAAAACGTACTAATAGAGTTAACTAACAAATATGGCATTGAGTTTAATTTTGATAAATATAATTCATTCATGTTATTTGGCGTTCAAGTGGTTCAGACAGGTCACAGTAAAGTAAGTGGTATAGGAGCTATACGTGGTATGACATCGTTTGGTGCATATATCAATGAAGCGTCGTTAGCGCATGAAGAGGTGTTTGACGAGATTAAGTCACGTTGTAGTGGAACTGGTGCAAGAATATTGGTAGATACCAACCCTGACCATCCCGAGCATTGGTTGTTGAAAGATTATATTGAAAATACAGATCCTAAAGCAGGTATACTGAGTCACCAATTTAAGCTCGATGACAATAACTTTCTTAATGATAGATATAAAGAGTCTATTAAGGCTTCAACACCATCAGGTATGTTCTATGAACGTAACATCAACGGTATGTGGGTGTCTGGTGACGGTGTAGTATATGCCGACTTTGATTTGAATGAGAATACGATTAAAGCAGATGAACTGGACGACATACCTATCAAAGAATACTTTGCTGGTGTCGACTGGGGTTACGAGCACTATGGATCTATTGTGTTAATAGGACGAGGTATAGATGGTAACTTTTATTTTATTGAGGAGCATGCACACCAATTTAAGTTTATTGATGATTGGGTGGTTATTGCAAAAGATATTGTAAGTAGATATGGCAATATTAATTTTTACTGCGATACTGCACGACCTGAATACATCACTGAATTTAGAAGACATAGATTACGTGCAATTAACGCTGATAAAAGTAAACTATCGGGTGTAGAGGAAGTCGCTAAGTTGTTCAAACAAAACAAGTTACTTGTTCTTTATGATAATATGGATAGGTTTAAGCAAGAGGTATTTAAATATGTTTGGCACCCTACAAACGGAGAGCCTATAAAAGAATTTGATGACGTGTTGGACTCGTTAAGATATGCCATATACACACATACTAAACCTGAACGATTAAGGAGGGGGAAATGACATTGTATAAGTTAATAGATGATATTGAAGCACAAGGAATATTGCCTAAGCATATTGAGGCTCTAATAGAGTCACATAAAGACGATAGAGAGAGAATGGTTAATCTCTATAATAGATACAAGACACATATTGACTATGTACCAATATTCAAACGTCGACCAATTGAAGAAAAAGAAGATTTTGAAACTGGTGGAAATGTAAGGCGATTAGACGTGTCTGTTAATAACAAACTTAACAACTCTTTTGACAGCGAAATTGTTGATACACGTGTTGGTTATTTACATGGTGTTCCTGTTACTTATGATTTAGATGAAAACGCAGAAAAAAACGAAAAGTTGAAAAAGTTTATAACCAACTTTGCCATTAGAAATAGTGTTGATGATGAGGATTCTGAAATAGGTAAAATGGCAGCAATTTGCGGATATGGTGCTAGGTTAGCATATATTGATACGAATGGTGATATTAGGATTAAGAATATAGATCCCTATAATGTTATTTTTGTTGGCGACAATATTTTAGAACCTACATACTCATTGCGCTACTTTTATGAAAAAGATGATGATAATGGCACTGATTATGTGTACGCAGAGTTTTACGATAATGCTTATTATTATGTATTTCGAGGAGAAGGTATTGACGCTTTGCAAGAAGTTGGACGATATGAACATTTATTTGATTACAATCCATTGTTTGGTGTACCTAACAACAAAGAGATGATAGGAGATGCTGAAAAGGTTATTCACTTAATTGACGCATATGATTTAACAATGAGCGATGCATCAAGTGAGATTAGTCAGACACGTTTAGCATACCTTGTGTTACGCGGTATGGGTATGAGTGAAGAAATGATTCAAGAAACACAAAAGAGTGGCGCATTTGAGTTGTTCGACAAAGATATGGACGTTAAATACTTAACAAAAGATGTAAATGACACAATGATTGAGAACCATTTAGATCGAATCGAAAAGAATATCATGCGTTTTGCAAAGTCAGTAAACTTTAATTCTGACGAGTTTAACGGAAATGTACCTATCATTGGAATGAAACTTAAACTTATGGCTTTAGAGAACAAGTGTATGACGTTTGAGCGTAAGATGACAGCTATGTTGAGGTATCAATTCAAAGTTATTTTATCTGCATTAAAGCGTAAAGGGTACAACTTGGATGATGATAGTTATTTAAACCTGATATTTAAGTTCACTCGTAACATTCCAGTTAATAAGTTAGAAGAATCACAAGTGCTAATTAACCTGAAGGGACAAGTTTCAGAACGAACAAGGTTAGGACAATCACAACTAGTTGATGATGTTGATTACGAATTAGACGAAATGGAAAAAGAAAGTCTTGAATTTAATGACAAATTACCTGACATAGATGAAGGTGACGCAAATGACAAATCCCAAAATAACCAATCAGAATGATATTAATGAGTATATCGAGGGTTTAATCTCTAAAGCAGAAAAACCAATAGAACAACTATTTGCTAATCGACTTAAAGAGATAAAACAAATCATCGCAGATATGTTTGAGAAATATCAAAATGATGATGTGTATGTTACATGGACTGAATTCAATAAATACAACAGGCTCAATAAGGAGTTAACTCGTATAGGTACAATGTTGACTGATGACTATAGGCAAGTAGCTAAGATGATTCAGAAGTCACAAGAAGATGCTTATATAGAAAAATTCCTTATGAGCCTTTATTTATATGAAATGGCGAGTCAAACATCTATGCAGTTTGATGTTCCGAGTAAAGAGGTAATCAAATCAGCTATTGAACAACCTATTGAGTTCATTCGTTTAATGCCAACACTACAAAAACATCGTGATGAAGTATTGAAAAAGATACGTATGCACATTACACAAGGTATTATGAGTGGAGAGGGTTACTCTAAGATAGCTAAAGCAATACGTGATGATGTCGGCATGTCTAAAGCTCAATCATTGCGTGTGGCTCGTACAGAAGCTGGCAGAGCAATGTCACAAGCTGGACTTGATAGCGCAATGGTTGCTAAAGATAACGGTTTGAAGATGAAGAAACGTTGGCATGCTACTAACGATACACGAACACGTGATACTCATCGTCATTTAGATGGGGAATCAGTGGAAATAGACCAAAACTTTCAATCAAGTGGATGTGTTGGACAGGCACCCAAGCTATTTATCGGTGTAAACAGTGCGAAAGAGAATATTAATTGTCGTTGTAAATTACTCTATTACATTGATGAAGATGAATTACCAACTGTGATGAGAGTGCGTAATGATGATGGTGAAAACGAAGTTATACCATTCATGACTTATCGTGAGTGGGAGAAATATAAGCGAAAAGGTGGTAATTGATATGGATTTTAAAATAAAAGTAAATGTTGATACTGGCGAAGCTATAGAAAAGTTAGAACACATTAAATCCTTGTACGAAGAGATAATAGAGTTACAAAACGAAAAAGTTGTTGTAAACGTAACAGTTAAAAATGAAGCTGATTTAGATATGGTTAAAACATCTATTAGCGAAGAAAATGCTAAAAATAATGATTTCACACTTTTTTAGTTGTCTCTTTGCTACTCGACCTTAGCATGTCGTTAAACTGCTTTTTATTATGCACTTTTCGGACTGTTAGGGTACGCGAAGGGCAAAAAGGAGTTTTGATATATGAATATCGAAGAAGTTAAGTCTTTTTTTGAAGAACACAAAGACGATAAAGAAGTAAAAGATTATCTAAACGGACTTAAGACGGTGTCTGTTGATGACGTTAAAGGCTTTTTAGATACAGAAGAAGGTAAACGATTCATTCAACCTGAATTAGATCGTTATCATTCGAAAGGATTAGAATCATGGAAAGAGAAAAATCTTGAGGATCTAATCGAACAAGAAGTACGGAAGCGTAATCCTGAGCAATCAGAAGAACAAAAACGTATTAGTGCTCTTGAACAAGAGTTAGAAAAACGCGACGCAGAGGCAAAACGTGAGAAGTTAAGAAGTAACGCGCTAGGTAAAGCGCAGGAACTAAATTTACCAACATCCTTAGTTGATAGATTTTTAGGCGATTCTGATGAAGATACTGAGCAAAACTTAAAAGCTTTAAAAGAAACCTTTGACAAGTATGTTCAAAAAGGTGTTGAGTCTAAATTTAAATCGAGTGGAAGAGATGTTAAAGAATCACGAAATCAAGATTTAGACCCTTCAAATGTAAAGTCCATTGAAGAAATGGCGAAAGAAATCAATATTAGAAAATAAAGTGAGGTAATAAAATATGGCAACTCCAACATACACGCCAGGCAATGTTATTTTATCGGATTTTAAAAACGGCGTTATTCCAGCAGAACAAGGTACTTTAATCATGAAAGACATTATGGCTAATTCAGCAATTATGAAATTAGCTAAAAATGAGCCAATGACAGCACAAAAGAAAAAATTTACTTACTTAGCAAAAGGTGTAGGCGCCTACTGGGTATCAGAAACGGAACGTATTCAAACTTCTAAGCCTGAATATGCACAAGCAGAAATGGAAGCTAAGAAAATTGGTGTAATTATTCCGTTATCAAAAGAGTTTCTTAAATGGACTGCAAAAGATTTCTTTAATGAGGTTAAACCTCTAATTGCAGAGGCATTTTACAAAGCGTTTGACCAAGCTGTTATCTTTGGTACTAAATCACCTTACAACACTTCAACTAGTGGTAAACCGCTTGTTGAAGGCGCAGAAGAGAAAGGTAACGTTGTTACAGATACTAATAATTTATACGTAGACCTTTCGGCATTAATGGCTACTATTGAAGATGAAGAGTTAGATCCAAACGGAGTATTAACTACACGTTCATTCAGAAGTAAAATGCGTAATGCTTTAGATGCTAATGACAGACCATTATTTGATGCTAACGGGAACGAGATTATGGGATTACCACTATCTTATACTGGAGCGGATGTATACGACAAAAAGAAATCGTTAGCACTAATGGGTGATTGGGATTACGCACGTTACGGTATCTTACAAGGTATTGAGTATGCAATTTCTGAAGATGCCACGTTAACGACGTTACAAGCATCAGATGCTTCTGGCCAACCAGTATCATTATTTGAACGTGATATGTTCGCTTTACGTGCGACGATGCATATTGCATACATGAACGTTAAACCAGAAGCGTTCGCAACGCTTAAACCAACTGAATAGGAGGAGATATGATGGCTAATCCTGCAGAAGAGATTAAGGTAAAAAAAGACAATATGACTATTACTGTTACAAAGAAGGCGTTTGACTCTTATTACAGTCTTGTCGGTTACAAAGAGGTTAAATCACGCCGTACTACGTCTGATAAGAGCGAGTGATAAAAATGACTCTTTATGAAGATGTTAAACTTTTACTCAAGAAAAATGGAGTGGAAGTTAAAAGTGATGAAGAAGAAATATTTAAGATGGAAGTTGACGGAATACTAGAAGATGTTAGGGATATAACAAACAATGATTTTATGAAAGATGGTCAAGTCATTTATCCTTACTCAATCAAAAAGTATGTCGCAGATGTCCTAGAGTATTATCAACGACCTGAAGTTAAAAAGAATTTAAAGTCAAGAAGTATGGGGACAGTGTCGTACACTTATAACGATGGTGTCCCTGATTACATTAGTGGAGTATTAAACAGGTATAAACGAGCAAAGTTTCATCCGTTTAAACCAATAAGGTAGAGGTGTTGTTTGTGTTTAACCCATACGACGAATTCCCTCACACTATTTCTATTGGAAGTATCAAAAAAGTAGGAGAGTATCCAATTATACAAGAGCGCTTTGTAAGCGATAAAACAATTAAAGGATTTATGGATACGCCTACTACATCTGAACAACTAAAATTTCATCAAATGTCACAAGAATATGACAGAAACCTATATGTACCTTACGACTTACCAATAGCTAAAAACAATTTATTTGAGTATGAGGGTAGAATCTTTAGTATTGTAGGCGATTCTGTAGATCAGGGCGGACAACATGAAATTAAACTACTACGACTTAAGCAGGTGCCATATGGCAAAAGTTAAGTACGGTGCTGATAGCATGGTTGTTGAATTGGATAAGTTCGATAAGAAAATAGAAGAGTGGGTTAAAAAAGGTATTGCTAAAACAACGACGAAGATTTACAACACTGCTGTAGCATTAGCTCCTGTTGACTTAGGTTTTTTAGAAGAAAGTATTGACTTTAAATATTTCGATGGTGGGTTATCCAGTGTTATAAGTGTCGGCGCAGATTATGCAATATACGTTGAATACGGTACTGGTATATATGCTACTGGTCCTGGTGGTAGTCGTGCTACAAAGATTCCGTGGAGTTTTAAAGGTGATGACGGCGAATGGTACACCACATATGGTCAAGCGCCACAGCCATTTTGGAACCCTGCAATTGACGCAGGACGCAAGACATTCGAGCAGTATTTTTCATAGAGGTGGTTAAATATGTGGGTATCAGTTGAGCCTGAACTTACAAATCAAATATATAAAAGATTAATCTCAGACCCTAACATTAACAAACTAGTTGATGATAGGGTTTTTGACGTTGTTCAAGATGACGCTGTTTACCCATATATTGTTGTGGGTGAATCAAACGTCACTAACAACGAATCTAGCGCAACAATGAGAGAAACAGTCGGTATTGTCATACATGTGTATTCACAGTTCGCTACACAATACGAGGCTAAGCTCATTTTAAGCGCGATAGGTTATGTGCTTAACAGACCTATAGAAATAGATAATTACGAGTTTCAATTTAGCCGTATCGATAGTCAAGCAGTATTCCCTGATATAGACAGGTTTACTAAGCATGGCACGATACGGCTTTTATTTAAGTACAGACATAAAAAGAAAAACGAAGGAGTGTATTAAATGGCGCAAAAAAACTATTTAGCAGTTGTACGTCCAGCTGAAACTGACTTAGATCCAGTAGAATCTTTATTATTAGCTGACTTACAAGAAGGTGGACATACGATTGAAAATGATTTAGCTGAAATAGTACGAGGCGGTAAAACGGACTATTCTCCCAATGCAATGTCAGAATCATTTAAATTAACAATTGGTAATGTGCCTGGAGATAAAGGAATTGAAGCAGTGAAACACGCTGTACAAACAGGTGGACAGTTGCGTATATGGCTTTATGAGCGTAATAAACGTGCAGACGGTAAACATCACGGAATGTTTGGTTATGTTGTTCCAGAATCATTTGAAATGTCATTTGATGATGAAAGTGACAAAATCGAACTATCATTAAAAGTTAAATGGAATACAGCAGAAGGTGCTGAAGATAACTTGCCGAAAGAGTGGTTTGAAGCTGCAGGTGCGCCTACAGTTGAATACGAAAAATTCGGCGAAAAAGTCGGAACATTCGAGAATCAAAAGAAAGCTAGTGTTGTATCTGATTCACACACGGAAGACCATTCTATGTAAACTAATAGATCAAGGGGGCGTAAGCTCCCTATTTTTTATAAAAAAATTGAAAAGAGGTATATATTTTGACTGAATTTAATCCAATTACAACATTAAAAATTAATGACGGAGAAAAAGATTACGAAGTAGAAGCAAAAGTAACATTTGCATTTGACCGAAAAGCTGAAAAATTCTCAGAAGATAGCGAAGATGGGAGAAAAGGAGCAATGCCAGGATTCAATGTTATCTTTAACGGTTTGCTAGAATCTAGAAACAAAGCGATTTTACAATTTTGGGAATGTGCTACTGCTTATTTAAAAAACCCACCAACTCGAGAACAATTAGAAAAAGCAATTGATGATTTCATCACTGAAAACGAGGATACTTTGCCGTTATTACAAGGGGCTTTGGACAAACTTAACAATAGTGGTTTTTTCAAGAGGGAGAGTCGCTCGTACTGGATGACATTGAACAAAGCACCGAATATGGCCAAAAGCGAGGACAAAGAAATGACGAAAGCAGGCATAGAAATGATGAAAGAGAATTACAAGGAAATCATGGGCGCAGAACCTTACACGATTACTCAAAAATAAGGCAACTGACAGCTAGATATTTAGGATATATCCCTGAACATGAATTGTTAGCACTAACACCTGCTGAATGGCGTGATTGGCTTATTGGTGGTCAGGATAGGTACCTAGATCAAAGACAATTATTAATTGAACAAGCGCAAGCTAACGGCTTAGTACAAGCTTCTAAGAGGCTAACTAGTATGATTCGTGACATTGAGAAACAACGTTACGAAATAAGAGAACCTGGTAGCTATGCTCGTGTACAAAAAGCTAGATTAGAAGAAGAAAAAAGAAGACGTGAACTCTTCAAAGAAGGTACAAGAAAATTCCTTGAATCGAAAGGAGGTTAGCCTTTGGATACTCATTTTATGGCAAAGATTATGGCCAATATTAGAGATTTCCAAAGCAACGTAAGGAAAGCTCAACGATTAGCAAAGACGTCTGTACCAAACGAAATTGAAACAGATGTAAAAGCAGATATTTCAAGATTCCAAAGAGCTTTACAACGCGCTAAATCGATGGCTCAGCGATGGCGAGAACATAAAGTTAATATCGATGCAGATGCTAGCAAAGTGAAACAAGTCATATCGTTTGTTAAAGTAGAACTATCGAATATCAGACGTAAAAAAGTTGAAATTGATGGCGACGCAAGCGGATTAAAAAGAAATGTTGCGACTTCTAAAGCAATGTTAGCTGGTTGGCGCAAACACACTGTTAAATTAGATTTTGATACAACTGGAATGACGAAAATGCAAGTAGCGTTGACTGCTGGTAAAAGAGCGTTAGATCAGTATCAATCAACAATGGATGGCATCGCATCAAATATTAGAACTTTCGGTACTATCTTCGCACAACAAGTCAAAGGTTTAATGATTGCTAGTATACAAGCGTTAATACCAGTAATTGCTGGATTAGTTCCGGCTATTATGGCGGTACTTAATGCCGTTGGTGTATTAGGTGGTGGCGTCGTTGGTTTAGCTGGTGCATTCTCTGTAGCAGGTGTTGGAGCGGTTGGTTTCGGCGCAATGGCTATTACTGCACTAAAAATGGTAAAAGATGGAACATTAGCAGTAACAAAAGAAGTTCAAAACTTTAGAGATGCAAGCGATCAGTTAAAAACTACATGGCAAGGCATTGTAAAAGAGAATCAAGCAAGTATCTTTAATGCGATGTCAGCGGGTATCAGAGGCGTTACAAGTGCGATGTCGCAATTAAAACCTTTCTTATCCGAAGTATCTATGCTGGTAGAAGCGAACGCGCGCGAGTTTGAGGATTGGGTTAAACATTCTGAAACGGCTAAGAAAGCGTTTGAAGCATTGAATAGCATAGGTGGTGCAATCTTCGGAGATTTATTGAACGCTGCAGGACGATTTGGCGACGGATTAGTTAACATTTTCACTCAATTAATGCCGTTGTTCAAATTTGTGTCTCAAGGACTACAGAACATGTCTATAGCTTTCCAAAATTGGGCTAATAGTGTAGCTGGTCAGAATGCTATTAAAGCGTTTATTGACTATACTACCACTAATTTACCTAAGATTGGCCAGATATTTAGCAATGTATTTGCTGGTATTGGTAATTTAATGATTGCTTTTGCTCAAAACAGTTCTAATATTTTTGATTGGTTAGTTAAATTAACTTCTCAATTTAGAGCGTGGTCAGAACAAGTAGGACAATCACAAGGGTTCAAAGACTTTATAAGTTACGTTCAAGAGAATGGTCCTACTATTATGCAATTAATCGGTAACATCATAAAAGCATTAGTAGCATTTGGCACTGCAATGGCTCCTATAGCTAGTAAATTGTTAGACTTTATCACTAATCTAGCTGGTTTTATCGCTAAGCTATTCGAGACACACCCAGCTATAGCACAAGTTGCTGGTGTTATGGGTATTTTAGGTGGTGTATTTTGGGCTTTAATGGCTCCGATTGTTGCTATAAGTAGTGTGCTTACAAATGTGTTTGGCTTGAGTTTATTCAGTGTCGTCGAAAAGATTTTAGAATTCGTTAGAACATCAAGTTTAGTTACTGGAGCTACGGAAGCATTAATAGGTGCATTCGGTTCGATTTCAGCACCTATTTTAGCAGTTGTTGCAGTAATTGGTGCATTCATTGGTGTCCTCGTTTATTTATGGAAAACAAACGAGAACTTTAGAAATACTATTACTGAAGCGTGGAACGGTGTTAAAACGGCAGTTTCTGGTGCGATTCAAGGTGTAGTCGGCTGGTTAACTGAATTGTGGGGCAAAATCCAATCTACCTTACAACCGATAATGCCTATATTGCAAGTATTAGGACAAATATTCATGCAAGTTTTAGGTGTTTTGGTAATAGGCATCATTACAAACGTTATGAATATCATACAAGGTTTGTGGACTTTAATTACAATTGCGTTCCAAGCCATAGGAACAGTGATATCCGTAGCAGTCCAAATCATAGTAGGTTTGTTCACTGCTTTAATTCAGTTGCTTACTGGCGACTTCTCAGGTGCTTGGGAGACTATTAAAACTACGGTTACCAATGTGCTTGATACGATTTGGCAATACATGCAATCAGTTTGGGAGTCAATTATCGGCTTTTTAACTGGCGTAATGAATCGAACACTTTCTATGTTTGGTACAAGTTGGTCACAGATATGGAGTACAATCACTAATTTTGTTAGCAGTATTTGGAACACTGTTACAAGTTGGTTCAGTCGAGTGGCTTCGAGTGTAGCTGAAAAAATGGGGCAAGCACTAAACTTTATTATCACAAAAGGTTCTGAATGGGTTTCTAACATTTGGAATACAGTTACAAGTTTCGCGAGTAAAGTAGCTGATGGGTTTAAAAGAGTTGTCTCAAATGTAGGTGACGGTATGAGTGATGCACTTGGTAAGATTAAAAGTTTCTTCAGTGATTTCTTAAATGCCGGAGCGGAATTAATCGGCAAAGTAGCTGAGGGTGTAGCCAATGCTGCGCACAAAGTAGTCAGCGCGGTAGGCGATGCGATTTCATCAGCTTGGGACTCTGTAACTTCATTCGTAAGTGGACACGGTGGAGGTAGTAGCTTAGGTAAAGGTTTAGCGGTATCACAAGCAAAAGTAATTGCTACAGACTTTGGCAGTGCCTTTAATAAAGAGCTATCCTCTACTTTGACAGATAGTATAGTAAATCCTGTAAGTACTTCTATAGACAGACACATGACTAGCGATGTTCAACATAGCTTAAAAGAAAATAATAGACCTATTGTGAATGTAACGATTAGAAATGAGGGCGACCTTGATTTAATTAAATCACGCATTGATGACATGAACGCTATAGACGGAAGTTTCAACTTATTATAAGGGAGGTTTGTTAGTTGATAGCGCACGATATAGAAGTAATAAGGAATGGTTCACAGTATCGCGTCAGTGACAATCCTTTCACTTATAATCACTTGGAAGTAGTTGAATATAACGTTACAGGCGCAGGATATCATCGTAACTATTCTGATATAGAGGGTATTGATGGTAGATTTCATAATTACGCTAAAGAAGAACTTAAAAAAGTAGAGCTTAAGATAAGGTATAAAGTACCTAAAATTGCTTATGCTTCACATTTAAAGTCAGACGTCCAAGCACTATTTGCTGGACGTTTTTATTTAAGGGAATTAGCTACACCAGACAATTCAATTAAGTATGAGCATATATTAGATATACCAAAAGACAAACAAGCATTTGAGCTTGATTATGTTGATGGACGACAAATTTTTGTAGGACTAGTAAGTGAAGTTTCTTTTGACACAACACAAACATCAGGGGAATTTTCTTTGTCGTTTGAAACAACCGAACTACCATACTTTGAAAGTGTCGGTTATAGTACTGATCTTAAAAGTAATAACGACCCTGAAAAATGGTCGGTACCTGATAGATTGCCTACAAACGAAGGTGATAAGAGGCGTCAAATGACATTTTACAACACTAACTCAGGAGAAGTTTATTATAACGGTGATGTTCCTTTAACACAGTTTAATCAGTTTAATGTTGTTGAAATAGAGTTAGCTGAAGATGTTAAAGCTAATGATAAGGATGGATTCACTTTCTATACAGATAAAGGAAATATCTCAGTTATTAAGGAAGTTGATTTAAAAGCCGGAGATAAAATAATCTTCGACGGTAAACATACCTATAGAGGTTATTTAAATATAGATTCTTTTAATAAAACTTTAGAACAACCGGTTTTATATCCAGGCTGGAATCGATTCAAGTCTAATAAAGTAATGAAACAAATTACATTTAGACACAAATTATATTTTAGATAAGGAGTAGCCTATGCCAATTTTATTAAAAAGTCTACAGGGTGTAGGGCACGCTATTAATGTTAGTACAAAGGTAAGTAAAAAGCTAAATGAAGATAGTTCTTTGGATCTAACTATTATCGAGAACGCGAGTACGTTTGACGCAATAGGTGCTATAACTAAAATGTGGACGATCACTCATGTTGAAGGTGAAGATGATTTCAACGAATATGTAATTGTCATACTTGATAAGTCTACTATTGGCGAAAAAATAAGGCTTGATATCAAAGCTAGGCAAAAAGAACTTGATGACCTTAACAATTCTAGGATTTACCAAGAGTATAACGAAAGTTTTACAGGCGTTGAGTTCTTCAATACTGTCTTTAAAGGAACGGGTTATAAGTATGTATTACATCCAAAAGTAGATGCATCTAAATTCGAGGGATTAGGCAAAGGAGATACACGATTAGAAATCTTTAAAAAAGGACTTGAGCGTTATCATCTCGAATATGAATACGATGCAAAGACTAAAACGTTTCATTTGTATGATGAATTATCTAAGTTTGCCAATTATTACATTAAAGCTGGTGTGAATGCTGATAACGTCAAAATACAAGAAGATGCATCTAAATGTTATACCTTTATTAAAGGTTATGGTGATTTTGATGGACAACAGACTTTTGCAGAAGCGGGACTACAAATTGAATTCACTCATCCATTAGCACAATTGATAGGTAAAAGAGAAGCGCCACCGCTTGTTGATGGACGTATTAAAAAAGAAGATAGTTTAAAAAAAGCAATGGAGTTATTGATAAAGAAAAGTGTCACTGCTTCTATTTCCTTAGACTTTGTAGCGTTACGTGAACATTTCCCAGAAGCTAACCCTAAAATAGGTGATGTTGTTAGAGTGGTGGATTCTGCCATAGGATATAACGACTTAGTGAGAATAGTCGAAATCACTACACATAGAGATGCGTACAATAATATCACTAAGCAAGATGTAGTATTAGGAGACTTTACAAGGCGTAATCGTTATAACAAAGCAGTTCATGATGCTGCAAATTATGTTAAAAGCGTAAAATCTACAAAATCCGACCCATCTAAAGAACTAAAAGCATTAAACGCAAAAGTTAACGCAAGTTTATCTATAAATAATGAATTGGTTAAGCAGAATGAAAAAATAAACGCAAAAGTCGATAAGATGAGTACTAAAACAGTTACAACTGCGAATGGCACGATCATGTACGACTTTACGAGTCAATCAAGTATAAGAAATATCAAATCTATTGGAACGATTGGCGATTCTGTAGCTAGAGGGTCTCATGCAAAAACTAATTTCACAGAAATGTTAGGCAAGAAATTAAAAGCGAAAACGACCAACCTTGCAAAAGGTGGCGCAACTATGGCAACTGTTACAGATACAAACAACGTTGAAAATAGTATTTATAGACAAGCAGAACAAATTAGAGGCGACTTAATCATATTACAAGGCACTGATGATGACTGGTTACACGGTTATTGGGCAGGCGTACCGATAGGCACTGATAAAACGGACACTAAAACGTTTTATGGTGCCTTTTGTTCTGCAATTGAAGTTATACGAAAAAATAACCCAGATTCAAAAATACTAGTAATGACAGCTACTAAACAATGTCCTATGCGTGGCACAACGATACGCCGTAAAGACACGGACAAAAACAAACTAGGGTTAACACTTGAGGACTATGTAAACACTCAAATATTAGCTTGTAGTGAGTTAGATGTACCAGTGTTTGACGCATATCACACAGATTACTTTAAGCCATACAATCCAGCTTTTAGGAAAGCGAGCATGGAGGACGGCTTACACCCTAACGAAAAAGGTCACGAGGTTATTATGTACGAGTTAATCAAGGATTATTACAGTTTTTACGACTAAAGGAGGCAACCAATGGCTTACGGATTAATAACAAGTTTGCATTCTACCACTGGCGCAAAAGTAGTTGCTCAGCACGAGTACAACTATCGATTACTTGATAATGGAATGAGCAAACTTGAGAAAATGTTTATATACCATCAAAAAGAAGAAATATACGCACACTCAGCGAAACAAATTAAATACTTGAATGACAGTGTTGAAGATTATTTAACGTATTTAAATGGCCGTTTTAGCAATATGATTCTAGGCCATAACGGCGACGGTATCAATGAAGTAAAAGACGCGCGTATTGATAATACAGGTTATGGTCATAAGACATTGCAAGATCGTTTGTATCATGATTATTCAACACTAGATGCTTTCACTAAAAAGGTTGAGAAAGCTGTAGATGAACACTATAAAGAATATCGAGCGACAGAATACCGATTCGAACCAAAAGAGCAAGAACCGGAATTTATCACTGATTTATCGCCATATACAAATGCAGTAATGCAATCATTTTGGGTAGACCCTAGAACGAAAATTATTTATATGACGCAAGCTCGTCCAGGTAATCATTACATGTTATCTAGATTGAAGCCCAACGGACAATTTATTGATAGATTGCTTGTTAAAAACGGCGGTCACGGTACACACAATGCGTATAGATACATTGATGGAGAATTATGGATTTATTCAGCTGTATTGGACAGTAACAAAAACAACAAGTTTGTACGTTTCCAATATAGAACTGGAGAAATAACTTATGGTAATGAAATGCAAGATGTCATGCCGAATATATTTAACGACAGATATACGTCAGCGATTTATAATCCGGTAGAAAATTTAATGATTTTTAGACGTGAATATAAACCCACTGAAAGACAACTTAAGAATTCGTTGAACTTTGTTGAGGTTAGAAGTGCTGACGATATTGATAAAGGTATAGACAAAGTATTGTATCAAATGGATATACCTATGGAATACACTTCAGATACACAACCTATGCAAGGTATCACTTATGATGCAGGTATCTTATATTGGTATACAGGTGATTCAAATCCAGCTAACCCTAATTACTTACAAGGCTTCGATATCAAAACGAAAGAATTGTTATTTAAACGACGTATCGATATTGGCGGTGTGAATAATAACTTTAAAGGAGACTTCCAAGAAGCTGAGGGTCTAGATATGTATTACGATCTAGAAACAGGACGTAAAGCACTTTTAATAGGGGTAACTATTGGACCTGGTAACAACAGACATCACTCAATTTATTCTATCGGCCAAAGAGGTGTTAACCAATTCTTGAAAAACATCGCGCCTCAAGTATCAATGACTGATTCAGGCGGACGTGTTAAACCGTTACCAATACAGAACCCAGCATATCTAAGTGATATTACGGAAGTTGGTCATTACTATATCTATACGCAAGACACACAAAATGCGTTAGATTTCCCGTTACCGAAAGCGTTTAGAGATGCAGGTTGGTTCTTTGATGTACTGCCTGGACACTATAATGGTGCTCTAAGACAAGTACTTACCAGAAACAGCACAGGTAGAAATATGCTTAAATTCGAACGTGTTATCGACATCTTTAACAAGAAAAACAACGGTTCATGGAATTTTAACCCACAAAGTGCTGGTTATTGGGAACATATCCCTAAGAGCATCACGAAATTGTCTGATTTAAAAATTGTTGGTTTAGACTTCTATATCACCACTGAAGAATCAAAACGTTTTTCTGACTTCCCTAAAGATTACAAAGGTATTGCAGGCTGGGTGTTAGAAGTAAAATCAAATACACCGGGTAACACAACACAAGTGCTAAGACGTAATAACTTTGCTTCTGCTCACCAGTTTTTCGTTAGAAACTTTGGTACTGGTGGTAATAGTGGTTGGAGCATAATAGAAGGTAAGGAGGTTGAATAATGGTAGTAGATAATTTTTCAAAAGATGATAACTTAATCGAGTTACAAACAACATCACAATATAATCCGGTTATTGACACAAACATCAGTTTCTATGAATCAGATAGAGGAACTGGTGTTTTAAATTTTGCAGTAACTAAGAATAATAAGCCGTTATCAATCAGCAAACATAATGCGATGACTAGTATTGTGCTTAAGACGGATAACTTCGACGATGAACACGGCGCTTATATTAGTGATGAACTTACAATTGTTGATGCAATTAATGGACGAATGCAATATGTTATCCCTAACGAGTTTTTAAAATACACTGGTCGAGTACATGCGCAAGCATATTTTACTCAAAACGGTAGCAATAACGTAATTGTAGAACGTCAATTTAACTTCAATATCCAGAATGATCTAATTAGTAATTTTGACGGTAAAACAAAGCTAGTTTATATCAAATCAATTCAGGACTTAACAGAAAGTGTTAAAGAAGAAGTTGAGGACTTAAAGAAAAGTTTAAGTGATACAAAATCGTTGGTTACTGAAATTGATAGTCGTATTAATCAAGGTATTCAAAGATTAGAAATTAAACAAAATGAAGCGGTACAGATGATTACAACAACACAAGACAAAGCCGTTCAATATATAAATAGCGAGTTCCAGAAAATTGTTGATAAAGAGCAAGCGATTTTTGAACGTGTTAACGAAGTTGAACAACAAATCAATGGCGCTGACCTTGTTAAAGGTAATTCAACAACGAATTGGCAAAAGTCTAAACTTACAGATGATTACGGTAAAGCAATTGAATCGTATGAGCAGTCCATAGATAGCGTTTTAAGCGCAGTTAACACATCTAGGATTATTCATATTACTAATGCAACAGATGCGCCAGAAAAGACGGATATAGGCACGTTAGAGAAGCCTGGACAAGATGGTGTTGATGACGGTTCTTCGTTCGATGAATCAACTTATACATCAAGCAAATCTGGTGTGTTAGTTGTTTATGTTGTTGATAATAATACTGCTCGTGCAACATGGTACCCAGACGATTCAAACGATGAGTACACAAAATACAAAATCTACGGCACATGGTACCCGTTTTATAAAAAGAATGATGGAAACTTAACTAAGCAATTTGTTGAAGAAACGTCTAACAACGCTTTAAATCAAGCTAAGCAGTATGTAGATGATAAATTCGGAACAACGAGCTGGCAACAACATAAGATGACAGAGGCGAATGGTCAATCAATTCAAGTTAACTTAAATAATGCGCAAGGCGATTTGGGATATTTAACTGCTGGTAATTACTATGCAACAAGAGTGCCGGATTTACCAGGTAGCGTTGAAAGTTATGAGGGTTATTTATCGGTATTCGTTAAAGATGATACAAACAAGCTATTTAACTTCACACCTTATAACTCTAAAAAGATTTACACACGATCAATCACAAACGGCAGACTTGAGCAACAGTGGACAGTTCCTAATGAACATAAATCAACGGTATTGTTCGACGGTGGCGCAAATGGTGTAGGTACAACAATCAATCTAACTGAACCGTACACAAACTATTCTATTTTGTTGGTAAGTGGAACTTATCCAGGTGGCGTTATTGAGGGATTCGGACTTACCGCATTACCTAACGCGATTCAATTGAGTAAAGCGAATGTAGTTGACTCAGACGGCAACGGTGGCGGTATTTATGAGTGCTTACTATCCAAAACAAGTAGCACTACTTTAAGAATAGATAACGATGTGTACTTTGATTTAGGTAAAACATCAGGTTCTGGAGCGAATGCCAACAAAGTTACTATAACTAAAATTATGGGGTGGAAATAATGAAAATCACAGTAAACGATAAAAACGAAGTTATCGGATTCGTTAATACTGGCGGTTTACGCAATAGTTTAGATGTAGATGATAACAATGTGCCTATTAAATTTAAAGAAGAGTTCGAACCTAGAAAGTTTGTTTTCACTAACGGCGAAATTAAATACAATAGCAATTTCGAAAAAGAAGACGTACCGAATGCATCAAACCAACAAAGTGCGTCAGATTTAAGTGATGAGGAACTTCGCGGAATGGTTGCAAGTATGCAAATGCAGATGACGCAAGTGAACATGTTGACAATGCAATTGACGCAACAAAACGCTATGTTAACACAACAGTTGACCGAACTGAAAACTAACAAAACAAATACTGAGGGGGACGTTTAAATGATGAAGATGATTTATCCAACTTTTAAAGACATTAAAACTTTTTATGTGTGGGGTTGCTATAAAAATGAGCAAATTAAGTGGTACGTAGACATGGGTGTAATCGACAAAGAAGAATATGCATTGATCACTGGTGAAAAATATCCAGAGGCAAAAGATGAAAAGTCACAGGTGTAATGCTTGAGGCTTTTTAATTTAACACAAAGTAGGTGGCGTAATGTTTGGATTTACCAAACGGCACGAACATGAATGGCGAATTAGAAGATTAGAAGAGAATGATAAAACAATGCTTAGCACTCTCAATGAGATTAAATTAGGTCAAAAAACTCAAGAGCAAGTTAACATTAAATTAGATAAAACTTTAGATGCTATCCAGAGGGAAAGACAGATAGACGAAAAAAATAAGAAAGAAAACGACAAAAATATACGCGATATGAAAATGTGGATTCTCGGTTTGATAGGGACTATCTTCAGTACGATTGTCATAGCTTTACTAAGAACTATTTTTGGTATTTAAAGGAGGTGATTACCATGCTTAAAGGGATTTTAGGATATAGCTTCTGGGCGTGCTTCTGGTTTGGTAAATGTAAATAACAGTTAAGAGTCAGTGCTTCGGCACTGGCTTTTTATTTTGATTGAAATGAGGTGCATACATGGGATTACCTAACCCAAAGACTAGAAAGCCTACAGCTAGTGAAGTGGTGGAGTGGGCAAAGTCGAATATTGGTAAGAGGATTAATATAGATAATTATCGGGGCAGTCAATGTTGGGATACACCTAACTTTATTTTTAAAAGATATTGGGGTTTTGTAACATGGGGCAATGCTAAGGATATGGCTAATTACAGATATCCTAAGGGTTTCCGATTCTATCGTTATTCATCTGGATTTGTACCGGAACCTGGAGACATCGCAGTTTGGCACCCTGGCAACGGAATAGGTTCGGACGGACACACCGCAATAGTAGTAGGACCATCTAATAAAAGTTATTTTTATAGCGTTGACCAAAACTGGGTTAATTCTAATAGTTGGACAGGTTCTCCGGGAAGTTTAGTAAGACACCCTTATGTAAGTGTTACAGGCTTTGTCAGACCTCCATATTCAAAAGATACTAGCAAACCTAGTAGTACTGATACAAGTTCAGCATCAAAAGCCAATGACTCAACAATTACTGGCGAAGCGAAGAAACCGCAATTTAAAGAAGTTAAAACAGTAAAATACACTGCTTACAGCAATGTTTTAGATAAAGAAGAGCACTTCATTGATCATATAGTTGTAATGGGTGATGAACGCTCAGATATTCAAGGATTATATATAAAAGAATCAATGCATATGCGTTCTGTAGACGAACTGTATACGCAAAGAAATAAGTTTATAAGCGATTATGAAATACCGCATTTATATGTCGATAGAGAGGCTACATGGCTTGCTAGACCAACCAATTTTGATGACCCGCGTCACCCTAATTGGCTAGTTATTGAAGTATGTGGTGGTCAAACAGATAGCAAACGACAATTCTTATTGAATCAAATACAAGCGTTAATACGTGGTGTTTGGTTATTGTCAGGGATTGATAAAAACTTATCTGAAACGACGTTAAAGGTAGACCCTAATATTTGGCGTAGTATGAAAGATTTAATTAATTACGACTTGATTAAGCAAGGTATACCGGATAACGCAAAGTATGAGCAAGTTAAAAAGAAAATGCTTGAGACATACATTAAACGAGATATATTGACACGAGAAAATATAAAAGAAGTAACGACAAAAACAACAATAAGAATTAGTGATAAAACATCAGTTGACAGTGCGTCCACACGAGGCCCTACTCCATCAGACGAAAAACCAAGCATCGTTACTGAAACAAGTCCATTCACATTCCAGCAAGCACTGGATAGACAAATGTCTAGGGGTAACCCGAAAAAATCTCATACATGGGGCTGGGCTAATGCAACACGAGCACAAACGAGCTCGGCAATGAATGTTAAGCGAATATGGGAAAGTAACACGCAATGCTATCAAATGCTTAATTTAGGCAAGTATCAAGGCATTTCAGTTAGTGCGCTTAACAAAATACTTAAAGGAAAAGGAACGCTCGACGGACAAGGCAAAGCATTCGCGGAAGCTTGTAAGAAAAACAACATTAACGAAATTTATTTGATCGCGCACGCTTTCTTAGAAAGTGGATACGGAACAAGTAACTTCGCTAATGGTAGATACGGTGCATATAATTACTTCGGTATTGGTGCATTCGACAACGACCCTGATTATGCAATGACGTTTGCTAAAAATAAAGGTTGGACATCTCCAGCAAAAGCAATCATGGGCGGTGCTAGCTTCGTAAGAAAGGATTACATCAATAAAGGTCAAAACACATTGTACCGAATTAGATGGAATCCTAAGAATCCAGCTACCCACCAATACGCTACTGCTATAGAGTGGTGCCAACATCAAGCAAGTACAATCGCTAAGTTATATAAACAAATCGGCTTAAAAGGTATCTACTTCACAAGGGATAAATATAAATAAAGAGGTGTGTAAATGTACAAAATAAAAGATGTTGAAACGAGAATAAAAAATGATGGTGTTGACTTAGGTGACATTGGCTGTCGATTTTACACTGAAGATGAAAATACAGCATCTATAAGAATAGGTATCAATGACAAACAAGGTCGTATCGATCTAAAAGCACATGGCTTAACACCTAGATTACATTTGTTTATGGAAGATGGCTCTATATTCAAAAATGAGCCCCTTATTATCGACGATGTTGTAAAAGGATTCATTACCTACAAGATACCTAAAAAGGTTATCAAACACGCTGGTTATGTTCGTTGTAAGCTGTTTTTAGAGAAAGAAGAAGAAAAAATACATGTCGCGAACTTTTCTTTCAATATCGTTGATAGTGGTATTGAATCTGCTGTAGCAAAAGAAATCGATGTTAAATTGGTAGATGATGCTATTACGAGAATCTTAAAAGATAACGCGACAGATTTATTGAACAAAGACTTTAAAGAGAAAATAGATAAAGATGTCATTTCTTACATCGAAAAGAATGAAAGTAGATTTAAAGGTGCGAAAGGTGATAAAGGCGAACCGGGACAACCTGGTGCGAAAGGTGATACAGGTAAAAAGGGAGAACAAGGCACACCCGGTAAAAACGGTACTGTAGTATCAATCAATCCTGACACTAAAATGTGGCAAATTGATGGTAAAGATACAGATATCAAAGCAGAACCTGAGTTATTGGACAAAATCAATATCGCAAATGTTGAAGGGTTAGAAAATAAATTGCAAGAAGTTGAAAAAATCAAAGATACAACTCTCAACGACTCTAAAACGTATACGGATTCAAAAATTGCTGAACTAGTTGATAGCGCGCCTGAATCTATGAATACATTAAGAGAATTAGCAGAAGCAATACAAAACAACTCTATTTCAGAAAGTGTATTGCAACAGATTGGCTCAAAAGTTAGTACAGAAGATTTTGAGGAATTCAAACAAACACTAAATGATTTATATGCTCCAAAAAATCATAATCATGACGAGCGGTATGTTTTGTCATCTCAAGCTTTTACTAAACAACAAGCGGATAGTTTATATCAACTAAAAAGCGCATCTCAACCGACGGTTAAAATTTGGACAGGAACAGAAAATGAATATAACTATATATATCAAAAAGACCCTAATACACTTTACTTAATTAAGGGGTGATTTTTATGGAAGGTAATTTTAAAAATGTAAAGAAACTTATTTACGAAGGCGAAGAATATACAAAAGTATATGCTGGAAATATCCAAGTATGGAAAAAGCCTTCATCTTTTGTAATAAAACCCTTACCTAAAAATAAATATCCGGATAGCATAGAAGAATCAACAGCAAAATGGACAATAAATGGAGTTGAACCTAATAAAAGTTATCAGGTGACAATAGAAAATGTACGTAGCGGTATAATGAGGGTTTCGCAAACTAATTTAGGTTCAAGTGATTTAGGAATATCAGGAGTCAATAGCGGAGTTGCAAGTAAAAATATCAACTTTAGTAATCCTTCAGGGATGTTGTATGTCACTATAAGTGATGTTTATTCAGGATCTCCGACATTGACCATTGAATAATTTTAAACGACTAATTTTTAGTCGTTTTTTTATTTTGGATAAAAGGAGCAAACAAATGGATATTAACTGGAAATTGAGATTCAAAAACAAAGCAGTACTAACTGGTTTAGTTGGAGCATTGTTGCTATTTATCAAGCAAGTCACGGATTTATTCGGATTAGATTTATCTACTCAATTAAATCAAGCTAGCGCAATTATAGGCGCTATCCTCACGTTACTTACAGGTATTGGCGTTATTACTGACCCAACGTCAAAAGGCGTCTCAGATTCATCTATAGCACAGACATATCAAGCGCCTAGAGATAGCAATAAAGAAGAACAACAAGTTACGTGGAAATCATCACAAGACAGCAGTTTAACGCCGGAATTAAGCACGAAAGCACCAAAAGAATATGATACATCACAACCTTTCACAGACGCCTCTAACGATGTTGGCTTTGATGTGAATGAGTATCATCATGGAGGTGGCGACAATGCAAGCAAAATTAACTAAAAAAGAGTTTATAGAGTGGTTGAAAACTTCTGAGGGAAAACAATTCAATGTGGACTTATGGTATGGATTTCAATGCTTTGATTATGCCAATGCTGGTTGGAAAGTTTTGTTTGGATTACTTCTGAAAGGTTTAGGTGCAAAAGATATACCATTTGCAAACAATTTCGATGGACTAGCTACTGTATACCAAAATACACCGGACTTTTTGGCACAACCCGGCGACATGGTTGTATTCGGTAGCAATTACGGTGCAGGATACGGACACGTAGCATGGGTAATTGAAGCAACTTTAGATTATATCATTGTATATGAGCAGAATTGGCTAGGCGGTGGCTGGACTGACAGAATCGAACAACCCGGCTGGGGTTGGGAAAAAGTTACAAGACGACAACATGCTTACGATTTCCCTATGTGGTTTATCCGTCCTAACTTCAAAAGCGAAACAGCTCCACGATCAATACAATCTCCTACGCAAGCATCTAAAAAGGAAACAGCTAAGCCACAACCTAAAGCGGTAGAACTTAAAATTATCAAAGATGTGGTTAAAGGTTATGACCTTCCTAAACGTGGTGGTAATCCTAAGGGTATAGTTATTCATAACGACGCAGGAAGCAAAGGGGCAACAGCAGAAGCGTATCGAAACGGATTAGTTAACGCACCTTCATCAAGATTAGAAGCGGGTATTGCGCATAGTTATGTATCAGGTAACACAGTGTGGCAAGCTTTAGATGAATCGCAAGTAGGTTGGCATACTGCTAACCAATTAGGCAATAAATATTATTACGGTATTGAAGTGTGTCAATCAATGGGAGCGGATAATGCGACGTTTTTAAAAAATGAACAGGCGACTTTCCAAGAATGCGCTAGATTGTTGAAAAAATGGGGATTACCAGCAAACAGAAATACAATCAGATTACACAACGAATTCACTTCAACATCATGCCCACACAGAAGCTCAGTATTGCACACTGGTTTTGACCCAGTAACTCGTGGCCTATTGCCGGAAGATAAACAATTACAACTTAAAGACTACTTTATCAAGCAAATTAGAGTGTATATGGACGGTAAGATACCAGTTGCCACTGTCTCTAATGAGTCAAGCGCTTCAAGTAATACAGTTAAACCAGTTGCGAGTGCATGGAAACGTAATAAATATGGTACTTACTACATGGAAGAAAGTGCTAGATTCACAAACGGTAATCAACCAATCACTGTAAGAAAAATAGGACCATTCTTATCATGCCCGGTAGCTTACCAATTCCAACCTGGTGGATATTGTGATTATACAGAAGTGATGTTACAAGATGGTCATGTTTGGGTAGGATATACATGGGAGGGGCAACGTTATTACTTGCCTATTAGAACATGGAATGGTTCTGCCCCACCTAATCAGATATTAGGTGACTTATGGGGAGAAATCAGTTAGAATGACATAGTCATGTCTATTTGAGCAGGTGCGTTACATACCTGCTTTCTATTTACATTTAAAGATAAAATGTGCTATTATTTTACTAGAACTTTTTAACATTTCTCTCAAGATTTAAATGTAGATAACAGGCAGGTACTACGGTACTTGCCTATTTTTTATGTTATAATGTAATTACATTACCAGTAACCAATCTGGCTTAAAACCACATTACCGGTAGCCAATCCGGCTGTGCAGAGGGCTTACTTGCGTATAGCAGTAAGAAGCTGACTGCATACTTAAACCACCCATACTAGTTGCTGGGTGGTTTTTGGGAACAAAAAAATAGTTTACAATCATTATTAGTAAGTATATAATTTTCTAGATCGATAATTTAGGAGAAATTTATATGGAAACTAAAGATTTATCATTAAAAATAGATGCAACAAAAATAGAAGTTGCAGGAATTAAAAATAAATTCACAGCTCAATGTAAACTTGCATATTCATTTATAGCTACGATAGCAACTATATTTGCAACTATATATTCAGACGGGAAACAGTTAGTTATTTTTTCTATGTTACTTTTCGTCTTTCCAAGTTTCATTGAATCATTCGGAATTGCCAATGAAAATAAGGTTATAACTGCAATAGTTAAAATCTATAAATATATTTTTTTTATTGTTTCTTTATTTCTATTCATTATTTTTGTTTGGTATTTTTACGATAAGCAAGATGCGTATAATTATACAAAAGTTATAGGCGATATATTATTAATAGTCAGTATTTTTATTAATTTAGTGTATTCTTTGATTTCTTATTTGAACTTACGCTACAATATAAATGAACATATTGCTTTAGCTGCAGTAGAGCAAAGTACGTTAGAAAAACAAAAAGAAAGATTGCACTTTCAAGATAATATTAAAAAAGCACATAAAAAAGTATATCGTGAATTTGTTAGTAAACAAAATAAAGATAAAAAGGGGAAGGATAAATGATGTTTATAACTGGAATAGTGATATCGTTAGTTGTAATCTTGATAGCTTCATATTTTTCCTTTGTTTTAACAACATTAATTATAAGCGAAGATTTTAGTGACCGAGTTACTTTAAAAGTAGCATTTATCTTACCAATAATATTAATATCCCTATCCATTCGTGCATGTTTAGAAAACCTAAGGAGTAATAAACAACTTGCTAAAACAGCATTTAAAATGGCTACTACACAATATCCTTCAGTGGTAACAATGTTCATAGGTATGGTTAAAGACCATCAAGCACAAGTCCACTGTTTTGGTGAATCTACCTATACCTATAACCAAAATAAAGAAAACCTAATATTAAAAAAAGACATAAATAAGTCATGGTTAAATTCATTAAAGAATTTGAAGTCACTTATTAAATCAGAAGGATTTAAAAAGAATTTTTTAAATAACTTAGCTGAAGCTTAA